ATGCGGATTCAACTCTTCTTGGTGAAGAGATTCCTATTCCAGAATATCGTCGTCAAGATGTAAAAAATCGTCAAAATTCGATTGATGATCTCGATCCAGTAACTGTGGATAAACTGGAGCGTCAGACAAAGACATTATTTGATTCTGCCATGGCACTCTATGGTCAAATGCTTGATCTTGGCGTGGCAAAGGAATGTGCTCGTATGGTGCTTCCTCTGGCAACGCCTACCAAAATCTACATGACAGGATCATGTCGTTCATGGATTACATATATTGCTCTTCGTGAAAAAAATGGAACACAAAAAGAGCACATGAAACTTGCTAAAGATTGTAAAAGAATTTTTGTAGAGCATTTCCCAACTTGTGCCGAAGCACTTGGAGGTTTAGATGTAGATTGGGTATTGTAATGTAGTGAATGTATAAATAGATATAGTGTATGTTATATCTATGAAAGCAATAACACTTAATGAGGGACAAAAATTTAATAGGTGGGAAGTTATAAGTTCTTCCCCCACAATTCAATATTTTGGAACAAGTAATCGTCCTGTTAGATGTTTTCTATGTAAATGTGAATGTGGAGTAGAAAAATTAGTTAGAGGTGATTATCTAACAAGAGGAACAAGTAAAAGTTGTGGTTGTCTTAGATCTGATAGAGCTAAGGAAACTGGAAGAAAACAAAAAACAATAGAATCTTACCACAATAAAATTTATGGTGATTGTAAAAGATCTGCTAAACACAGAGGAAAGGAATGGTCTTTAACAAAAAAAGAACATTTTGACATTGTTACAAAACCCTGTTATTATTGTGGGGAACCTCCAATTTTAAGAGAAAGTAATGTTGGTATTCCATTCTCGCATTGGGGGATAGACAGACAAGATAATAGTGTTGGATATACTTATAGCAATTCAGTATCCTGCTGTCGCATATGTAATACTATGAAAATGAATTTATCTTTAAATAAATTTTCTGATCACATAAAAAAATTATCTGAAAGATCACTGGAGTGGGTCTAAATATTTTTATATCATTAGGAGGTGATAATTTTGGCAACATATCCTGTAGTAAATAAAGAGACTGGTGAACAAAAAGAGGTGAAAATGAGTGTTCATCAGTGGACAGAATGGTTGAAAGAAAATCCAGAATGGACACGAGACTGGAGTGATCCATCTACTGCCCCAATGGCAACTGACGTTGGTGAATGGAGAGATAAACTTGTCGCCAAAAGACCAGGATGGAACGAAGTCCTAAATCGAGCATCAAAAATGCCCGGATCAAAAGTAAAAAAAATCTAAGTATGGCAAGAAGAAAGAGAGCATCAGCAAAAGATGATCAACCAATTGGAGTTGGTCTGACTACAAAACAAATGAAGAGGAAAAAACCCCTAAGTGCCGAATATTTGGTTGATATAGAACCACTTACAGACAATCAGAAAACACTATTCAATTCATATAAAGAAGAAAAACACATTGTTGCCTATGGTTGTGCAGGCACTGGTAAGACTTTTATTACCCTCTACAATGCACTTAAAGATGTTTTGAGTGAGAATACACCTTATGAGAGAATTTACCTTGTGAGGTCTCTTGTAGCAACCAGAGAGATTGGATTTCTTCCTGGTTCACATGAAGATAAGGCAGATATTTACCAGATTCCTTATAAGAATATGGTGAAATATATGTTCCAAATGCCTTCTGATGCAGACTTTGAGATGCTTTATGGAAATCTAAAATCACAAGAAACTATTAAATTCTGGAGTACATCATTTCTTCGTGGAACAACTCTTGATAATGCAATTGTGATTGTGGATGAATTTCAGAATTTGAATTTCCATGAATTAGATTCTATTATTACTCGTGTGGGTGAAAATACTAGAATTTGTTTTTGTGGAGATGCTGGACAATCAGATTTACAAAAAACAAATGAAAAGAACGGTATTGTGGACTTTATGAGTGTCTTGCGTAAAATGCCATCTTTTGATATAATTGAGTTTGGACTACAAGATATTGTTCGTTCTGGTTTAGTTAAAGAGTATCTTACGGCAAAAATTGAAGCAGGTTTTTAATGTTTAATCATGTTGATATTGAACTTCCCCATCTTGAAAGAGAAACGATAGATGGGGTAAGATTTTATAAAGTTCCAGATGATAAAGAACTTCTCCGACTGGTTTCCATTACTTCGGTAACCAGTCATTTTAATAAGGAGATTTTTGTTAAATGGCGTAAAAAAGTTGGTAATGAAGAAGCAGATCGTATTACTAGGGCTGCAACAAGTCGTGGTACGGACATGCATACTCTCACTGAACACTTTCTAAAAAATGAGGAGTTACCAAAAGTTCAACCTATTTCTGATTTTCTTTTCAAGATTTCTAAAAACAAACTTAAAAACATAGACAATATTCATGCCTTAGAAGGTTCCCTATATAGTAAGCAGTTAGGTATTGCTGGAACCGTCGATTGTATTGCAGAATACGAGGGTGAACTGGCAATCATCGATTTTAAAACATCTAAGAAACCTAAACCACGGGAGTGGATCGATCACTATTTTGTGCAGTGCATGGCATATGGTTGTATGCTGTACGAACTGACTGGTATTTCAGTCAAAAAACTTGTAATCATTATGGCTTGTGAAAATGGAGAATGCGTTGTTTATGAAGAACGAGACAAATCAAAGTACATCAAACTTCTTACCGAATACATTAGAAAGTTTGTTAGAGATAAACTGGAACTCTATGGAACCGAATAAAGAACTAGAACAGGCAATAGCAAGTAAATTTTTAACACCTTCTAAATTTGCACTAGAGATTGAAAAAATTGTTGCTGAGGAAAAAATCAATTATATTGATGCTATCGTACACTATTGTGAAGTTAATGAACTTGAAGTAGAATCGGTGACGAAGTTGGTCTCAAAACCACTCAAAGAAAAACTAAAGTGGGATGCTACGAGACTCAACTTTATGAAACGAACATCGAGAGCAAAATTGCCTATATGAAAGAGTATTATCAGAAAAATAAAGATAAGTGGAAAAAGAAAATGTAATGTATCCTTTGTCGTCTATTGACAATATTCTTGAAGTATGTCATAATACACAGTAAGATAATTTAACACTTTGAAGGTGACTCCCTATCAAGTTTATTGCGAATACCTTGCCCAAAAATCACATTTCAGTAATGTAAATTACGATTACTTTAAATATAACAAGAAAGTTAGAGCAACCATTACTTCCTTTAACCGTCGTTCCGATAAATATTGGTTCGAAAAAACATCGAGAAAATATAATGATAAGGAAGTAGTAGATTTTCTAGTATCAAACTTTGTAGCAGCAGATTCCCCGAGCAACTTATGGATTGGATCAATTATCAATTCTGGAGAAAGAACCTACCAAGAGTGGATGCGGAGACAACAGAGTTTGACTTACTTATTCAAAGAACAAAGCAACGAATTGCTCTCGAACAACGAATTAGAAAGTGTATTCAATTGTTCGAAAGGACACCCGATTCTGTTAAAAAGATATCTTGGTGGAGACGTAAGTCTTGAGACGTTAGTTATCTTTGAGAAAATCTTTTCTTTCAGACAAAAGTTTGATGAAAAACTTGATGATCCTGTGTGGGAAACCGTCAGTCTTAAAATACAGAAGTACAAACCTTTTCTAAATATTGATATGTTTAAGTACAAAAAGATTTTAAGGGACATTGTAGATGAGTGACTTTTTCGAATCCGAAATCATTCAGGAAGAACTGAGTGAAATCAATGAAATGCGGGAAAAAATCTATGGAAGTCTCATGACTTTCAGTGCAATGTCTAGTGAAGAAAAACTTGAACATATTGATTTGCTCACAACCTTGCTCGAAAAGCAGAGAGTGATGTATACTAGGTTATCTCTTTCAGACGACCCTCAAGCAATTGAGATGAAAGAGAACCTTCGCAAGTCGGTCGCACTGATGGGTTTTCCACCAGAGACTGATATGCAAACTTTATTTGATAGTATGAATGCAACTATCAGGTCTCTACGAGACTATGTTGACGGTTAAAGCAATCTTTGCTATACTATCCAAGTAAATCCAACAAATCCAAACAAATCTAAGGTAATCCAAATGAGCTTCGCAGATCTTAAAAAGCAATCCAAACTTGGATCCCTGACCCAGAAACTGGTCAAGGAAGTCGAAAAAATGAATAATACTACCAGTTCCGGTGATGACCGACTGTGGAAACTGGAGTGTGATAAAGGTGGTAACGGTTATGCAGTTATCCGTTTCCTTCCTGCCCCGAATGGTGAAGATCTCCCCTTCGTAAAACTGTATTCTCATGCCTTCCAAGGTCCTGGTGGTTGGTATATTGAGAATTCTCTGACCACTCTGGGTCAGAAAGATCCCGTTTCCGAGTACAATACAATGCTGTGGAATAACGGCACTGATGCTGGTAAAGATGCTGCACGTAAGCAGAAGCGTAAACTGACCTACGTTGCTAACATCTATGTGGTCAAGGATCCTGCTAATCCTCAGAACGAAGGTAAAGTGTTCCTGTATAAGTTTGGCAAGAAAATCTTTGACAAGATCACTGCCGCAATGCAACCTGAGTTTGAGGACGAGGAAGCAATCGATCCGTTCGACTTCTGGCAGGGTGCTAACTTCAAACTGAAGGCAAAGAACGTTGCCGGTTATCGTAACTATGACTCTTCAGAGTTTGCACGTCAAGATGCTCTGTTGGATGATGATGATGCAATGGAAGCAATTTGGAAGAAGCAGTATTCTCTCCAAGAGT